CAACGATCAAAGAACGATAGATCTCCATCTGAATCGGCATCAAGATCTCAGCTAGACCTTGAGACCAGGTCGTTACCATGTTCGGATTGTAGCCCCATTTAACGAATGGGAACTTTGCTCTAGTCCAAGGCTCATCAAGAAGCACTCCATCATCACATACAATGACGTGACGCCCGTCTTTAGCATCTGGAGCAGACGGCAAATGCCATGCTTCACAAGTGATGATGTTATCGGAGATAGTTTCTGTACTCTTTGGCGTACTATCTACAGATCCAGACTGAGCATTGGCGACAGCATCTTGATTCTTTGGGAATTCTTCGAATGCCACAGACCTAGGCATCATCTTAAGCTGCATTAGCTGACGATTGAATCCGTAATACCCATCTAGGAAATCGACTAGAAGCTCTGTCGCAAGAGTTCGTTCAATATGAACTTTGTCATGGCGAGGGCATATCTTTAAGAACCCGTCACCGATAACCGTTCCATCTTTAACCATGATGGCGGCTTTTTCATATGCTTTAGTTCTGAAAATCTCCCCTTGAATGAAGGCGTTAGCCTCTTTAGCAAGGATGCGTTGTTTGTAATCACCGTTGTCAGTGAGGAAGGTAGGCTTTGGTTTGTTCTGAGTGATTAGAGATACAAAAGTTTCACAGTTCGCATGAACAATGTTGGCCGTTGGGCGACCGATAGGCATTTGATTGGATGAATCGAGAGTCGCATTAGACGACATGAAGTTATAAAGAGGCTTGCCGCAATCAAGGCGCGTGTAGATCGATGCTTGGCGAATACGAACTGCGTTTGTTCGCTTTAAGAATTCACATGTAGAAAGAACTTGCTGGAGAAGATCTTTCTCAGTTTGAGCATTCCACCAAGTGTAAGACGTTTCAGGCAACTTCTTCTTGGTATATGCCTCCACGACCTTTTCAGTAGGCCGCATGGTCATTTCAATATCTTCTTTGCTATAAGCCAAAGTTAAGCCTCATCCTCTTTAGGAATTGGGAACAATCTCTCTACGAGATCTTCGTCTTTCATCGCAAAGACAGTCCGCATTTCATGAACGACACCAGGAATCTCTTTGTCTGAATCAATCGGTGGCTTCTCAAGAGTCGATGGAACAAGCTTAGGCCCTTGTGGTCTAGGTGCTGGACCTAGTGTAAGTTCCAAATCACCATGCTTAAAATGTGTAACTCCCTGCTCGCGAAGAGCAGCAATGAGTTCAACAACATCCTTCGGATTCATTACAGATCCATTGCGTCGAGCATGCGCTTAAGACGACTCATGCGCTTCATCTCATCTGTTGTTTCGCCCATTGTCTCGGCGTCGTGCTCTGACTCCGCGTCTGCAGTGTCTTCAGCATTAATACGATGAGGAGAATCAAGTGCGTTCTCCATGCGGGCTTCCATATCCATTTGCATATGGTCATTAGGATTAAAATCGACGAGCGCATCGGTATCGACCAACTCTGGATCAGCTTCCTGCATCTTCTTTTTCTTCATTCGAATAGAAGCAGAGAGTTTCTTGGCATCGAGAATCACGGTTAATCCTCCTTAGGGGACATTTTTGTCAGAAAATCAGCCATCAACACATGCCTTCATGTTCGTCTTGATCTGGCTTGTCTTGAACTTCGCCTGGCTCATTCGGCATCTTCGCCCTCCCAATCAAATTGATGTGATAGGAATGCTTCCAAAGATGAACGGAATAGCCCATGGTCACCGTCTTTTGCGGCCTTCATAAGCTCTTCGATAGTCTTATGCTCAAGCTCTTCGTCACCAGATAGACCGACCATTCGATCAGGCATCGGCTCTTGAGTTCGTGGAGTTTTTCGTTTCTTAAGAAATGGAAGCATCATTCATAGATGAATGGCGCGTTAGTCTAGGTTTGTAAGTATTAGTGATGACTGGGAATCTGCCGGAGATGGACTCGAACCACCGATATTCGCCGTAACAGGGCGACGTTGTACCAACTCAACTATCCGGCAACAATTATTTCTTCTTTTCTTTATTCCATTTGATTGGTCTTGGCCAGAAGTAGATCTCATCCAAGAATGTTACATCGCGAACGTTGATCTCCTCAGGAGATTTTGGAAGCCATGCAAGCAATCCCGTCATCTTAGCTTCTGGTTCGCATTTATGATTGTGTTGTTCACTAAAACTCCGACAGCCATAACCACAAAATGGACATCTATGACTCATTCAATGTCTGTCGTCCGTACTATTCTCATCTTTACTCAATTGATCAGCAAGATCTATCAACGCATCGATCAATATCCCATATGTGATTACTTCTTTGGACTCAAGTTCGAGATAAGCTGTTTTGCTATCCTTGCTCATTCTAACTTTAAAGAGAACCTCATCTTCATTCACCAGCGGTTCCAGTCAGGCGTCATATCTGAACCAACATTCCAATCCAATAGATCCTTAGACTTCTTATCCTTCTGTTCCCTATTTAAGCGATCCATAGTTCCACGTTCAAACTCTTTCGCTTGCCAATCCGAATAACCAGGCGTGCCCGGTCTCGGGGTTTCCACTGGTGGCTTGTAATAGTAAGCTGGAGATTCTTTGAAAGGATATAAAACCGAATCAACAGCATCAGAGTGTCCTTTGATTACTATTTTGTCTGGCGTGGACTTATCAAGATCTCGCTCCAAGAGATTACAATCCTGAGCAAACCTTGAATCCTTACGAGCCTTAAATCGTCCAGTCCTTAAAGCATTGTTTAAGATTTTGAGGTTGGCAACTTTTTCTGTCTTTTCTGCCGACTCGAATGGGAGTGGGTATCTTGCCCTGAGCGACTCGATGAGCTTTTTCCCACCGCCACCGGGATCGGCTTTGACTTTATGGAAGTGGTATTTGGCGTGGAGCTCTTCGAAGTTTTTGACCATTTGTTCATAGGTTTGTTTCTCTTTGATTACTTCTTCAACCAAATAAGTATCTGGTGAAACATCAGTCCACCCCAGAACACTAAAAGAATCAGCATCGTTATAGCCGAAATCCATACCAAGAATATACTTCCAAGATCCTTTAGGCAGCGTCTCATAATGATTTTTACCCGCATCGTATTGAAGGATTAAGGATTGGGAGTCGAGGACCCATCGACCAAAGCACTCTCTTTGTATGCTTGGGTCATCGACTGTAACGCCTTTTCGATCCATGTCCTGCTGGATAAGTTGGGAAACTGTGAGCCCAGACTTTCGCTCAATCCAAGGATTGTTGTGGAGGGTCCAAGCATGATGTGCCCATTGGGAGCTTTTGCTACAATCATGAAAGTATCCGGAGGGAATTGGTCCAGGAGTTCCAATAAGCCGGCACCGTCCATTTGTATCGTAGAGTCGTTTGACGAGAACATCTTCAACGAGTTCTTTGAGATGCGATCTAAAAGCCTGGCTCTCATCAATGTAAACCAATGCAACATTTGATAACCCTCTGAGTTTCTCTGTTTCTGCCTCAGTATTCGCACCTGAGCAATAGATTACAGATCCATTTGGAAACTTAATCGCTAGCTCTACTTCATTGAACGAACACTCAATCTTAAATTCTCTTACAATCTTATGAAGCTCAGGCCAAACGATGCGCTTAGCGCTAGACCTAGCCAGAGTAATGTACAAGCCAGTAGTGCCAGGCATCGAAAGAGCAGTATCAATAAGGTCGGCCGCGCATGCGGTAGTCTTGCCAGCACGCACACTACAGACGGCAGTAGCAAAACGAGCAGGATCTCTAACAAAGTCTATTTGCTCCTTGAATAGGAAATTATCGAGGATGAAGTTAGGACTCGCCGTTATCCTTATCGCTTCCTGGACCAATTCGTTTAGATGAATCTCCAACTTCACGCTCCATCATCTTTACTGCTTCTCTCATCGTTTCAAGCTTCTGCTCTGCAGTCATGTCATCCAGAGGATTCTGTTTAGTCTGCTCAACTGATTTAAGCTTTGGATAACAATAGCTCGAGATATCCTTAACCATATCGGCCGCAATCTTCAGATATTTATCGGCCTTATCTTCAACCGGAAATGGATCGCCAGCTTTGATCTTATTGGCAATCAATTGGTCGTATATAACGGCATAGTTGTCATATGTCTTCTTTGCCTCTTTATAGATCTCTAGCATGGCCATGGCAGGATCGAAGCCTTCTCGCTCTAAAGTCGCTCTAAACTCAATTGTGCGCTTATTAACGGCACCCTTAGCGCGACCTGTGGATAGTTTATTCCCAGGCTTGAACATAGTTATTCAATTGTTTCTTTGACGGTCCAGCGTCATACAGACCAAGAGTAGGCTGTGCCGCCGAATACTTTCCCGTTCTGGACAACAATAACCCCCATTGGAGTTAAGTACATCTCGTCAGGGACTCTAAGTTTATTGGTCGAGGCCATATTGAATTCATATTCAGCATTGGCATAACCAGAGGTGAGTGCTGGATCGAATTTAGCTACCTTAATTGGGAAACCAGACTTGATAAGCTTCTCGATGTTCTTGGTAGCAATTGCTTTATTATCTTCTGGCTGTTCTTGGTTCGTCAAGTGTGCCTCCTTGGCTTGAATGATTTTCTTTCCTAATTTGGTCATATATCCAGATTCATCGCTCATTTTAATATTTTCACAAAGCAGTGTAGCAATACCTTGTTTGCGATAGTTTTCTTTTACAAATACAAAAGCATCATCAATGGCATAACCCAATAAGAACTCGTCGTCCTCATGGCTGCATGCTATGCGTACTTGGCTATTTTCTATTCTATACAATATCTCTTTATGCATAGATTCAAACCAAGATTTCTTATATCTCTTAGCATCTGGAAATTGTTCTTTATATAGGGCCTTAGCCATCGAATCGATGATGAAGCCTGAGTCTGTGTCTTTATTGAATGGACGGAGCTTTACGATCATACGACTTCACGCTCTAAATCTTTGATGATGTTTCTAATGGTAAGTTGCTTTTTCGCATTTTTCATACGTCTGATTTGCTTTTCTATCTCTGGGCTTGTTAATCCTTCTATATGAAGTTCCCAGATCCGCCTATGGGTGTCATTCTCAAAGTTAAATGTTCTCAGGAGCTTCTCGGCCTTGTGATTATATTCGTACTTGTCCTCGAATTCATGATCAGTCAAATGCTTGAATATATGCCCATGCCATGATTTTAGAGGCGGTTCTGCATAGCGGTGATCTTCAATGTCTGAAAATGATTTACTCAATTTCTTATACCATTTCGACCGAAGATCTCTGCAATGAGAACAGCTTTCATTAAATATCGAATGATTGCATTTCACATGAGAAATTAAATCAATGCTCCGCTGAGTTTGCAACTGGTACCAAGGTCGGTGTTGCGGGTTGACCTTCTGCCATCTTTTCTGCACGTTCTGCTTCGCGTTTGTGTCTGATCTCAGTGGTGTAATCAAATGTCATTTGATTGCTATAAGCCCGACGAAGATAATTTGAGAGAATATCTGGATCGAACTTACATTCATCACGGTCCAGCGAATGAAAATAGTTGATTGCAGCAATAATACTATCCTCGCCCATCGGTACACCAGCTCCATCACAAGCCACGTTAACCATTTTTTCAAATTCTTCTCTCGTAATCGGAAGAGTCGTAAGCATTAAGATTTTTCCTTTTCGGCTTTGTCTTTATTCCATTTAACACAATGATCAAACTCATCTTTGAATTCAGAGAGCTTCATTGTCAATTGATTGAGTTTTGCTCGTTCAATTTCAATTTTGAAATGCTGATCGCCAACCGCTGCGGCCGCGTTCGAATAATCTTGCTCAATAGCTTTTTGATCACGGGGGATCTTGGCTTTTGCTTCCGCAACTACATCTTTGAACTGCTTAATTTTCATTGAGCCCATTTGATTCCTTACAGGTTATTGAGATCGTCTAGGGTGCCATTAAAATAATTCAGATCACAGCTTCCAATTCCTGCGGCCTGTCCATTTTCAGTGTATTGCCATAAGGTCCAGTTCTTCCAAGGAGCAGGTGAAACTGTGGCTGTTACTCCATATCGGGCGAGCCACAATGGTCTTTGAGCTGCTTCAGGCGGGAAGTTCATATCCTGCGTTTCAGCGAAACTTCCATAGAGCAGACATGGTTTGTTTGTGACTTTCTCAACAGCGGCGAAGAATTTCATGCATGCGTCTGCTCCACCATCAATCGATTTATTCACCGACTGTTCCCAATCGAGAGCAAATGCATCAGTTGGATCAAACTGTCCAATGGCATTAGTGAAGTAAGCCGCCTGAATGATCGGATCTTGGTTCATATCCAAAACATGATAAGCGATGCGCTTTAATCCATTCGCCTTGCAATTCGCCCATTCATCTTTGAATTTTGGATCAATGTAATCTAAGGCTTGAGTTACTTTCACTCCGACGAAATGCTGGTTCTGTTTTACCAATTGCCAATTAGAAACGTTTTCCCAATGTGAGATATCTACGCCTTCAATCATTTCCTCATGCCCTCTATTCGTTTAATAAAAGATTTAATTTGAGAGACTTGGGCTTGTGTGCAGTTACCCGAATATGAACAAAGATTTTCTTCTTCTTTTTTCATCTCAGTAAAGTCACTCGATGACATACAGATCATTGGGTTAGAAAGATTGTTCCAATCAGCATTCCACTGAGTATTATCGATAACAGAAGTACTGTTAGATAAAGCATGGAACACAGCCGCGCCAGAAGTCCCGAGGGATCCATAAAAGGTCTTATCCTTTATCTCAACACTACACCCCGTTAAAAGCCCCGAGATTGCGGTAAGCATTAACAAGATTTGTAGTTGCTGCCTGAATGGCACCTTTATCTCCTTGAGCCTGCGCGGCACTGAGGGCGTTTGCAGATGATAAAACTGTAGAGTTCTGCATTTGAGTCTGAAGATCATTTACAACCGTTGCCACAATCTTTGCTGTTTGATTCTCAATGGCTTGCGTTAATGCATCCAGGATTGAATTCGTAAATACATCGACCACGGGGGCCTCAAGTATAGGTACTTGGGCTGTGATATATGTCTTTGCGGCCGCCTCACCTGACTGTATTAAAATATTTAAGATATTATCGATAGCTTGAGAAATAGGATTTACCGGAAGAGCAACCTCCCCCGGAAGATCCATTCCACTCACAGCTTAGCTACTTCCGCTTTAGCAAAAGAATCTACTGCGCCAGCCAAAGCTTGGAGTAAGAGCTTCAAGTCGGGAGAGGCGACGCCAGCGATTACTGTTTGGAGCTCAGCGATACCAGCGCCTTCGAGGGAAAGAATTTCTGGTTCAAGAACCGGCGCGAGGGGTGCGAGGTAAGCCAATACTTCCGCTACTGTCATTGCCATCTTATCTCCAAGTTTTGAATTTGTAACTGTTACAAGAATTCAACAACTCAGAAAAGACTATGTCAAGTCGGGATGAAAGAAAAAACAGACCCCGGGTATTTGACTTGGGGCCAAGCCCAGGGTTAATTCAATTTGCGGATCGAATTGTCTCGAAGGCTATATCCTTATATGCCACCTGTCAACAATTCGACTCCTATATATCAACAAGGAGTACGACATTTGGCAAAACGATTTACTGATACAGACAAGTGGAAAAAGAATAATTTCAGCGAGCTTTCGATAAAAATGAAGCTTGTATGGCTCTATATTTGCGATAATTGCGACTATGCGGGGATATGGGATGCAAATCTAAAATTGTTATCTTTTCATATCCAGGAAGAGGTCACAAAAGAAGAATTAGTGGCTACTTTTGGCGATGAATTAACATGGTTTTCTGATCGTCAAATCTTCATCAAAAGCTTCATTGATTTTCAATATGGCGACCTCAATCCTGAGAACCCAGTTCATAAATCTATCCTTTCAAAAGTAAATCACTTTACAAAAAAGAAGGGCCTTGCACGGTCCGTACACGCCCCATCTAATGGGGCTAAGGAGAAGGAAGAGGAAAAGGATTCTTTAGGGGGTGTGGGGGATTTTGATTTTGACGCGCTGTACGAAAATTATCCACTCAAACGCGGGAAAGCGGCCGGAATGAAATTTCTTCATCGCAACCCGATGAACCCAGAAATTTATGCGAAGCTCGATCTTGCGGTAAAAAACTATTTCCGCGAAGTTCAGGATTTGAAAACCGAATCCAGGTTCATAAAACACTTCTCAACTTTTCTCGGCGCCAAACTTGACGGACCGTGGCAAGATTATATAAATTTGCTGCCGCCACGCGACCTTTCAGCCGACGTTGTGACGTGGTGAGTTATGTTTAAATCCGTTTCTGAGAATATTGCCGAAGAATTAAGCAGTCGAAAAAACGCCCGTAAAGGCCTCAGGAGCTTCGGGATCAGCTACCTTGACGATGCCCTTCTTGGCATTGGTGCGTGCGACCTGGTGCTTCTGGGAGCGTCTAGCGGGGTAGGAAAAACACAGTTATGCTGTAATATCGCATTTGCGAACATTTCGGCCGGAAAGAGGGTTCATTTCCTCGCTTTGGAGGCCGAAGAATATGAAATTGAACGGCGCCTAAAATATCAAGTTATTGCTGCGATGTTTTATGCCGATCCTAATCGCCCAAATATTTCAAATTTTAGCTTCGATCGATGGCTGCTCGGCGACTTTATTGAACCCCTTCAAGAGTACGAAGATCGCGCAACAGAGTTTATGGTCAACGCCTATAAGGACTTTTTCATCTTCTATAAAACCTCAGGCTTCTCTATTAATGACCTAATCGAGAATATTGTCCGTCATGCGCCTGAAACAGATCTTTTCATTATAGATCACGCCCATTACTTCGATTTTGATGATGATAATGAAAATAGAGCAATGAAAACGCTAGCCAAGACAGTTAGGACGCTCGCTCTAGAGGAGAGAAAGCCCATCATACTCGTTGCCCATCTAAGGAAGAGAGATAAAGCAAATGAGGATCTTGTTCCAGGTATGGATGAATTCCATGGCTCAAGCGATTTAACTAAGATTGCAACGAAAGTTATCACGATATCGTCAGGGAGCAGGCTTGACGACGGCTGCTATGAAACTTATATCCGTATTCCAAAAAATAGAACCAATGGGACCGTCACAAGGTTCCTAGGTAGACTTAGTTTTAATCCAAGAAAGAACTCATATGATGAAAGATACAAAGTCGGAAGAAGCAATCTTACGAGAAAAGAAGGGTTTGCAGAGCTTGATCGTGGTCTTCAACCGGAATGGTGTAATAGATTCTGAGCTTTGGTCGGCAATTGTGATCCAGATGCTCATAGATAACCCGGAATGGCTACATTGGGAAGAGGGTCGGGAGCTTTTGCGGATCTGTAATAAGATCGTGAAAGGCTCATTTTATGAATTCTGGACATATAAACCTGATACATCACTTTCAGCTATCCATAAGATAGATAACATTTTTATTGAATTCGGAGCATACGGCAGGCCTGAATCTTACGATAATTAAATAAAAAAAACATTTATTTTTATCTCATCTTGAGCTAGACTTAAGGCATGAGAACATCAAACTACGAAATCATTGAGAACTGGATTCAACGTCATAGACCGAATGGCCATTTACAGCTGTCAAAGCTAAGTGGGGTATCGGTCACGACTATCTATAATGCTCGTCAAGGATTCGCTCCTTCTCGAGAAGAAACTCGCCTTAAGCTTTGTAAATCTCTCGGTGTCACTGAGAACAAACTATTCCCGGAGGAAAAATGAAGACATTCCGAACACCAAAAGGCACTGAACTTCCATTAATGAGTCTTCAAGGAAAAGACTATCTTCAAGTAACCCACCGAGTGGTGTGGTTTCGTGAAGAACATCCATTGGGAAAGATCACCACAGAGTGCGTTCACAGAGAAAAAGATTTTGTGATTTACAGAGCGACAATCGAGCTTCGAAATCCGGATGGGTTATATTCCATCCTAGCCGATGCCGTTAAGCGAGAAGATTATGCCCATTTCAAAGACGCTGATGAGAAAGCTTCCACTGGAGCCGTAGGTCGCGCATTGGCTCTTTGCGGTTATGGTACAGCCTTCACTCACGAACTTGAGGAAGGCGAGAGGTTGGCTGATGCTCCAGTTCAATCAAATACTGCTACTAAAATTATTGAATCAGTCGCGCCTCAATCGAAAACACCATTCAAAGTCCCAGAGAAGTTCGCCCATCCTGAACGCCCTAGCTCTTATGCTGCTGATTATGTGATCGATTTTGGGAAACACAAAGGCACGGCTCTTAAAGATTTCGGCGACACGGATCTTAGAAAGTACATTAACGATATTAAAAAAATGGCTGACGAAAAAAATCAAAAAGTGCAAGGACCAGCACTCACCCTCACTCAAAAAGCTGAACTCTACTTCAACGCTAAAAAAAAGCCTAACATAGATCCAATCGATGAAATATTAGACACGAAATTCAATAGCCACGAATCGTTTGAAACTCCGCCATGGCCAACGGAATCCGAATTACCTTTTTGATAGGAGATCTTATGGACACAATGAATCCCCACAGCTCGATCTACATAAATGATCATCTCATCCAAGAGTGGAACTACAGCACCGATCAGTACTACATCACTCTCGATGGACATAAATACACAAACGGAAAACCAGCCGATGAGGGTACCTTTTTAAATCTAATTAAAACCGTAGTGAAATGGTCTACGGATGAGAATGGTCAAGAGTCACCGGATCGTCTCGAAGAGATTCCGCCAAAAGGAACACCAGGGGCCAAATACACTTACGATGAAACTGTCTATCCTTCAAACAATGGGAGTTTTGAATGACGCCTTTTGAAGCTTATAAAATGCTGAGAGCTGCCTTCGTTAATTTCCACCGAGAACTATGTAGCGGGAAAAGAACAATCCGAGTCCAGGGAAGAGACGTTACTCCGGTAATTAGAATTTTAATGAACAACGCTATTGATCTATCTGACTATAAGATTCATGAAAAGGATGTTGAGAAAGCTATTTTAGTTTTGACAGATGCTGCCGGTAATTTTCAGGAGATCCGCCATGTTTCTGATGAATTAGAAGAGGCTCTTGCTCAAGCTTTCAACGGTCTCTCTACCTTATGGAAGACGAATAGGAAAACATACCAAGAACTATCCAAAGATATTATCAATATTGAAAATGTATTGGAAGAGCACCGAGTCGGTGAACGCGACCTCACGGATAACGAAGTCCAATCATATAATGATGACTTAAAAGCATTAAGAGACGTTTTGCCAAAAAATGAAGTTTATTCATAACCAAAAATAGGAAATATAAAATGATCGCATTCCACAATGATCCGAAAATTAAGAAGCAGTACCTTGACCGCGTAACCATGCACGAAAAGGCCGACGAAATTGTCAAAGGCCATTACTGGCAAAACGGCAAAGGATGCGCCGTGGGTTGTACTATCCATGGAAACGAACACTCGAAATTCGAAACCGAGCTGGGGATTCCTCGAATCCTCGCTCGTCTCGAGGATGGAATTTTTGAGAATATTCCAAATGAATTAGCGAAGACCTGGCCACGCAGATTTTTAGAGGCAATAAAACCAGGAGCCGATCTTTCAAATGTTTGGCCCGCATTCGCGGTTTGGATTCTGACCGATGCGGTTTATGGAGTTATTCAATTCGCCCGAACTAATACTCAAATATCCGCGATTCAATCGGTCGCCGATCTTTACACGCTTCAATTATCTGGAGCGACTGTAGCGGAAGAGGATTGGCGGGCTGCTGATGCTGCTGCTAATGCTGCTGCTAATGCTGCTGCTAATGCTGCTAATGCTGCTAATGCTGCTGCTAATGCTGCTGCTAATGCTGCTAATGCTGCTGCTAATGCTGCTGCTAATGCTGCTAATGCTGCTGCTTATGCTGCTGATGCTGCTGCTTATGCTGCTGATGCTGCTGCTGTTGCTGCTAATGCTTATGCTGCTGATGCTGCTGCTGTTGCTGCTAATGCTTATGCTGCTGCTGTTGCTGCTGCTGTTGCTGCTAATGCTGCTGTTGCTGCTAATGCTGCTGCTGCTGCTGCTGTTGCTGCTAATGCTGCTGCTTATGCTGCTGATGCTGCTGCTTATGCTGCTAATGCTGCTAATGCTGCTAATGCTAAAAGAACTGAATGGCGGATCGCTCAGAGCAAGAAACTTATCGAACTTTTAAAGGCTGCTAAGTGATCCCATCTAAGAAAACAGCACGGCAAGAGCTCCTTGAAATGTATGCGAAGTGGCGGGCAAATGGCGGAGAACCAAAGAAGCCAGATATCAAAGATCTTCCGCCGAAGTTTAATCAGCTTAAAAAATGGGCTGTTAAGACGGAAACGAAAATACGGGAAAAACCATGATCATCAATTGTCAGATTACAGGAGTAGATCTCACAGACGCTGACCGCGAAGCCGCCGAGGCCTATGCGCAGAAGGAATGGGACGATTATCAAGAGCACCTGCGCATTGGCGGTAATCAACTTCATGTTCGCAGCTTTATAAAACTCGGCGTAGAGCGCGGCATCGAGCGAGAGCGGGCGAATGATTTAGTTACGGCAGTCGCATTGCTGCTTGAGAAGAACACAGAAAACCCGATGGGACATTTAAACAGTGGATTGCAGAACTTACGAAGAAGTTACGTCAAGTACGCGGCAACCGAGGATTTATGAAACACTTGTCGTCAAGGGATAGTTACCTTTTTAATATGACTTACGAAAAAGTGGACCCATGACCGACGCCACATCTGACAAAGAGCGCGAGATTCGTGAGGATTGGATCAAGAATAAGCCATTCATTCACAACAGCCCCATTGAATTTTTGTTCAAACTCCTGGACGAGGAACGAATCAAATTAGATCAGGAGAAATTTTCACATCAGAATGCGTTTAACCACTGGCAAACGGCAGCCGACGAATTATCTCGCGAACGCCAAGTCGCAAAGTTGCTGGAGGATGCTATTGCTCTTATATTGG